TCAGGCCTGTGCCTTTTTGAATGCCGCGGTGGTCGCAGCCGCCAAATCTTCACGCTGGCCGTCCAGCTCGTGGCGGTAAACCCCTGCGGTATCCATGTTCTTGCTGTGGCCTACCAGCATTTTCAGTTGGCTGTCGGTCAGCACGCCGGACTCGACACTGACGAACGTATGCCGCATCTCATACAGTGTAACCTGTGGCTCAATTCCGTTATCCTTCTGGTACTTCTTCCAGCGCTTGAATAAAGCCCTCTGGTTCGGGATCTGGAACAAAGGGGTGGTATAGTTCAGCGGGATATCGGAAGCCTTCAGCAAGGCCACCTGCGCTTCGTAGGCCTCACGAGCTTCCTTTCCCATGTCGAACGAACGAATAGCGTTTTCATTCTTTCCGGTGGTTTCTTCATCCATCCGGTTGATGCTGCGGCGCAGATTGACCGTGTTCCCCTTAATGTCACCATACCAGAGCCCCACAAGTTCACCGGGGCGTACACCTGTAGCAACTGCAAACCGGTAGGCATAGATATACTCGTCAAAGACCAGCTTGCCATAGTAAAGGCGAGTGTCCACATCAAACAGAACTTTCAAAGCGGTCGGCTGTAAAATCTTTTTCTTCCCCATGCGGGCATTCTTCGGGATAGACAGCTCAGGGAACATCGTACTGTACCTGTTCCGGCGGCACCATTTCAAAAAGCTGATCTCCGTTGAGCGGATCGTCATAAGGGTTTTGCGGCTCAAAGGCTTGTCGCTTGACCTACGCTGACGCTCCTTTTTAAGGCATCGCTTTTTGAAAGACATATTGATGGCCTTTTGCAGATCGCCTTCGGTCAGCTCATCAATGCGGATGTCCCCACAGACAGGCAGAATATAGTAATCTCCGTATTTCTTGCACTGCTCAACATAGGACGTCCCGCAAGTCAGCTTCAGTTCTTCTACCCACTGGGCATAGAGGGCAGCTACCTTTTTCTTGCCGTCCCGGATGCTGTCGTCAAGCCAGGCATCGGCCTTTGCGTTGGCTTCCCGCTGGCCGGTGCGGCCAGGCGTGCTGCTGTAAAACCGTTTGCGGGTGCCGTTCTTCTGCACCGCGATGCACCAGCGCTTTTCCTTTTCCACCCAAAATGCCGTGTTTGTTCTCTTTTTCATTGTTTTCACCTCCAAAAGGGTACACTTTGACAAGCCCGCCCTTTTGGGGTATAATCGCATTGCTAGGTGTGCGATGACCCCGTAAGGGCGAGCCGCTTACTTTACGTCCTGCCGGTTGCCTCCGGTGGGGCGTTTTTGTTTATTCAAAAATCAGGATGCCTTCCGGCCTTCGCTCTTGCCGGAAGAGATATAATGCTCGTAGTATTTCTGGTTATCTTCGCCAAAAGCGGCAACCAGATCCGGATTATTGGCCTTGTAGGCGGCAAGGTTAAATGCACTGCTGCCCTGACGGCCTTCCTTCATGCCGCTGTTCACGAAATGCTCCAGATACTTCCACTGGTTATCCCCGAACAGAGCAGCCAGATCAGCATTGTACTCTTTGTAATACTGATAATCGTAAACAGGGGCGTATTTGCTGGTCAGCACATAGTAAGGCTGATTCGTCGGGTCGCTTCTGAAGTGACCCGAATACAGGGCTTTCTGATTGACGCTCTCTTTGCTGCCGTCCATATAGATGATATCGGCCTTGGTCACGGCAATGTCGTCGATCGTGCTGTTGTACCAAAGGCAATCCCATTCCACTGCTGCATCGTAAATTGCATTCTGGAGTTCGTCATCTGTCAGATAAGTAGTGGAATCCAGCTGACCCAGCGTCTTGGAATGGTCGATCACAGACAGAACTGAGGACGGCGTGTAGGAATCAACATAATAGGCATTACCGTCCTTGTCCAAAAAAATTCTATGCCCGTTGCGCTCTTCAGCGCCAAAGTAATAATTCGTGGCAAGCTGCTGCTGTGCCTGGAACGGTCCAAAATCTCCCATGGATGCAGGAGAAGTCACCGTGTTTGCGACCGTTCGGTCAAATCTTGTCGGAGCGATCGGCCCTACTACCTGGGCCGTCACCGTCGAACGGCCGCTAATCGTGCAGGAAGTTCTATCGCCGACTGCATTAAGCGGAACCAGTGTGAACGTAACATATTTAATGGTTTTGTTTGAATTATTCCGGAAGCAGACCGTAGGGCTGACGCCGTCAAAAGCATCGACCGTAAAATAGACGTCGGTGACCTCGACCGCAGGCTTTGCCGCAAAGGCACCGCATGCGAGAATCGTCATCAGCGCCAATGTAAAAACAACGCCTAAAAGCCTTTTTGCTGACTTTTTCATGATTTTCTCCTTTTCTGTTGAAAAAATCCAAATTTATTGTGGATTTTTCAAACCTTTTCAGTTGTCAAAAATTGTTGCGTGCAACTCCTAATGGTTGTATAATGTTCTCGAAAATAAAACTGCTTTGGAGGGCAGCAACATGACACGACAAGATTACATTACCGCCATTCTGAAACTGCTGGAAAAAGCCGATTTCCGCCAGCTGAGGCTTGTGTGGGTGTACGCAAGCCACCTGATCGGATAAGCCGCCAGCCACCACGCGAGGGAAGCCTTTACGGGCTTTCCTCTTTTTTTTGCGTCAATTTTTCGGCCATGTGCTCCAGCAGCTTCCAGTCCGCCGGGCTCAGGCCTGCCAGCATTTCAACAAAACGCTTTTTAAAGGTATCACTGTCATCCTTGGTCAGGTCAGCCAGGAAGGCCGCTACCTGTTCGGACTGGGTGTCCTGCACAAACATTTCACCTTCGCCGGTACGCAGCCACGCTTCCCGGACGCCGAACTCCCGGCAGATGTCGCTGATCGTGCGATCGCTGGGGGTTCTGGAGCCATTTTCAAGCATCCATAAATAATTACGGGAGAGATTGATTCTGTCCGCAAACTGTTCCTGCGTCAAGCCTTCGTGTTTTCGGACAGCTTCGATTCTTGCGTTCATTTTGTTCACCTCCTTTCTGTTCTCTTCAATTCGTATTATATTCCGTAAATCTAACTGTGTCAACATTTATTTTTAACCTTCTTCAAAATTCAGGCTTGAAAAATCTAACAGAGTATGCTATATTGTTCTCACAAAGTTAGCAATCCAAAGCTAATCAAGTCAACAAAAAGGAGGTGAAGAGGATGAAGGACAACCCATTCAAAATCCCACGGGAAGCAAAAGCCGCCAGAGTGATTCAGGTCATTGAGACCGTCACTCTGGCGGGAGATGGCACGGATGCGAATCCGGTTTATGAAGTTCATCAGTACTGGACTCTGGACGGCGATCTGCTGGCAAAGAATGACCCGTTCAGCCAGGATGACGTTCATCCTGCTTCTTCTCGTCAATAACGAGGATTTCCCGGTATAGTTCTTCACGCTCGTATCGGGCAATGTACCAGTCTTTCAGAAGCAGTTCCAGAAGTTTGACAAGCTTTTGGGCTTCTCCGGGGTCGATATCAACGATCAGATTCACATCCTTTTCCATGTGTGCTCCGATGTTTCCCAAGCGCCTCACGCCGTTGAGTACCCGATACTGGTCGGCAGGAATTTTATCTTTGATCAGATCGATTTCTCCGGCAAGATTTCCGGACTTCACGCCCCAGAAATCTCGAATCATTCCCTGTAAGCAACGCCGGGATAATGTGGCAGATGCTTTTGGACTTGCATCCAGAATTGAGCAGGCTTCCATGTAATCTCTTCTGATTGCTTCCGGAATATAGTCTGGCAATGTTATCCCGGTATACGGTGGATAGTTGAACGAAAAAAGTCCCTTGCTGCTGGCAAGCTGTACGGAATATTCATGACAGGATGGACAGTAATGGTAAACCGCTACAATATCAGAAAGTATCGAATTGTATCCATATGGCCCATCGAAATCCTTTTGATCGAAATTATAGCTTATCCTACGTTCTTTCGTATTGTCGGACGCTTCATAGAACGCAACTCCACAATACGGACATTTGTATTTTTCAGACAACTTATAAACATCTCCCTTCCGTCTCAGTATACCGCAGAAGGGAGCACGCCACAACCCACCCGATGATGGCCGCAGGGCAGCGGCCGAAACCATTCCGGTGACGCCGCCGGGATGGTCGTGGGAGCCACCCACAGAAAGGAGTGCTGACTATGGCACGCAAGAACAATCCCTTGAATCCCGCCATGTATGGCCTGACGCAGCAGGATGTGGATCGCGTGATCCGCATCCACTCCATGTGCAAGGACATGGACGAGGACGCATTCGAGCAGATGGAGACCGCTGCGGCATCCATCAATCTGGTGGCCAGCCTGAAGAAGCTGGACAACCGCCCCGTGGCATGAAAGGAGGTGAACCACATGGACAACAACAAAAAGTCCAGCTTCGACGAGATCATGAACGCAGTTATCGGCACCGTGCTGCCCGCCGAAAAGAAGGAGGAATAAAATGTTGAACACATCAACCATTCGCGGCACCTTCCGGCAGATTCCGTACTGGAAGCTGCGGGGCCGGTTCCACAGCTGCGGGTTCCGGGATCAGGAGATTGCAAATGCAATCGGCATCGGAACTGACACAATGAGCAAGCGGATGAACGGGAAGCAGCCTTGGACAAGCACTGAGATTGCAGAAATTTGCAAGACGCTTGATATCCCGCAGGATGAAATCGGGGAGCTGTTCTTCCCTACTGTTGAGAAAGGAGAATCCGCATGAGCAAACCTTACACCCTTGCATCCGAGCGGGCCGACGCGCCCAACGGATGCGCATACGTAGCCCCGCTGCTGACCTGCGCATGGTTCCGGTGGGAAAACTGCCGCGATTCCGGCCAGTACCTGACCGGCGCGGAGGTTGCAGCATTCAAGCCCACGAACATCCAGATTTTTCATGACGGTGCCTGGCACCCCGTTGCCGCCTTTTATGGTGCTGTGTGTGCACCTGTAGACGATTATCTTCAGGAGGTAGGAGCATGAAGCTTGAAAGTGAATACGTTCTGCGGTCTGCCGCTATTTTGGCGCATTCAGCGCTTGATGATGCCAGTGCTGTAAACTCTGCGCTTCAGTATGGCGGGACGCCCGACCAGATGGCTGCCGTAAAGAAAACTGCTCAGGCGGCCAATGATGCAATCGATCATGTGCAGAACCTTCTCTATATTTTAGCTGATTTGGAGGGCATATCCTTATGAGAATCAAATCCGGCGTGTGGTATTGGCTGGCCGTGGCCAGCGGGGCCGTGGGCCTGCTGTACGGCATGGGGCTTGAGGGCAGCTTCCAGACCGGCGGCACCGTCTCGGACGGTGCGTTCATCACGGCCATGGTGCTGATCCTGCTGGCGGTATTCTTTGCCCGGCTGGGCTTTGCCGCCGAAGCACGTGAGAAACGCCGCCGCAAGGTGCACCAGCAGCCCCGCAACACCGTGAAGAGCGGTAGGAAGGCGGGCTGACACCACCCATGAATAAAGGAAAGCACTTTACCCGCATTTGTTTGGACTGCGGCAAGGTGATGGAAAATGTTGCTGGCAACCTGCGCTTTTGCGCTTCCTGCCGCAGAGAGCGCCACAACCAATATTGCAGGGATTACAGGGCGCATAATGAAAAACCTGCCAGCGTCATGTGGTACACCGTCTGGGATGCCAAAACCGGCGATCTGCTGGCATCCGGCACGTCTGAGACGTGTGCCAGGCGGCTGGGCTACAAGAGCGCGAACAGCTTTGCGTCTGCCGTCAGCCATGGGCTCAGCGGCAGCCATCGAACTTACAAGTACACATTTGCGCGGGAACGTATCGACCGCAGCGAGGTGGACAGCCTGCCGCCGGTACGCACTATACGAAAAAAGCCCGCCGGTGCGCCAACACCGACGAGCTGCAAGGGATGATGAATTTGAACGACTTCATCACCCCGATGATATCACAAAATCGGAGGTTTTACAATGAAAGGAATTTTGATCGAACCGGGCAAAGAACCGGTAGTCACCACCCTGCCGGACACGCTGCAGGGCATCGAAGCACTGCTGCGGTGCCCCTGTGAGCAGAAAGTCCTGCCACGCACCCCGGCAGTGCTGGTGTACGGCATCATGGGCAGAGACCTGAACCGTATCTATCGCGGCCAGCATATCTACGGCCCTATCCTCTGCTACGGCTGGAAGGGCAACAACATCCAGCCCATGAGCAAGGATGTGCAGGCCGAGATGCTGGACCGCCTCAAGGACACGGAGGTGCGGGTATGACGGACTACACCATCAGCTGCAAGCTTTCCAACGAGACGGTTTATGCCTGTTACCGTGGCCGGTTCTGGCACTGGAACGGCAGCATTTGGAAAGAAAGCCGTATCATGACGCATAGATTTGAGCTGGCCAGAGCGGCAGACAAGAATCTGACCCCACAGGCGTTTCTGACCAATGGCGCGGAGTTCGCCCCGCTGGACGAGTACGAAATCGACTGCGCAATGCTGGATGCGTTAGAAAATGCCAAGCCCTGCAAGAATGCGCCCATTGAACCGATGGAAGAACACCCTACCCCATCCGCGCGGTGTTCGGATGCTGCCACTGCTGCGGAAAGCCAAACTGCGGCATCCCCGACAGCGCCGGAGGGGTCAAGCCCTACGACGGAGAAGGCAGATGCTGCCAGCGTCTCCGATGCTCCAGGCAATGCAACCGGAAAAAATGCTGCACTATCCGCTGGTTCCGGCAGTTCTTTGAGTAATTCCGCCGCACCCACCTTTGACTTTGGTGCAGACGACCAGACAAACGCCCTACTGTTGCAGGACGCGCAGACCTTTATCGTTAGCACTACCGCCCGTATCATGGCCGCGAAACACGCCCATGACCTGTGCGCTAACAACAAAAATGGCACATGGGGCAAATGGTGTGCAACCGTCGGCATCAGCCGGGATACCGGTGACCGCCTTGTAAATATTGCCGCACAGTGCGGCAATATCCAGATTGAGGGCAAGTCCATTCTGGACGTGCAGCCCCTGAAACTGCTGTATGCTGCGGCCAAGCCCAGCACCCCGGAGGTGGTCAAGCAAGCCGTTTTTACCGGTGACATCACTACTTACAAAGAGTATCAGGAGCTTATGGCCCAACTCAAAGCCGAAAAAGACCGTGCGGATGCCGCCGAGAAGTCCGCTCAGAACGCCCGCAAGGAAAATGCCTATTTCAAGGAGCTGGTGAAAAGCGCCGAAGCTCAGACCCATAAGGACGCAGAAAAGCGGGAAGAAGCAGAAAGCCGCTACGAATCCGCTCTTGCCGATATCAACGGTCTGAAAGAGCAGAACGCCCAGCTGAAAGAGCGCGCCGACTCTGCCGAAGCCCGGGAAGAGGAAGCATGGAAGATGCAGGGCAAGGCCGAAGCCCGGGCCAAGAACGCTGAGGGCCAGCTTTCCGGCTCCCGGCAGGTGGCCGAAGCGGCAAAGCACCGGGCGGACAAGCTGCAGGAAGAAAATGCGGCCCTGAAAAAGCAGCCCATCGCCGCCGTGGTGGATGAGGAAGAGGTAGACCGGCGGGCCAAAGCTCTGGCTCACCAGTGGGATGAGGAAGAACTGGACCGTCTGGCAGCAGAAAAGGCCTGGGGCCTTGCAGATGCCCGGAATTCTGAACTTGCCAAGGATAACACTGCCCTGCGCAAACAGCTGGCCACACTCCAAGCCCGCGCCAATGACAATACACAGGCCGATTTTGAGACCGCTAACTATTGCGCCAGCCTGTTCCGTTCGGCATGGGACACCTGCAAAGGCAGCTATTCCCGCCTGACCGGTGAAGATCTGGAGAGCACCTTTCAGACCCTGTGCGGCGCACTGAACAGCATCATGGAAGAAGCTTCCCTGCTCTGCCGTCAGCCCACAGATTATGACGGAGGTGCAGCTGATGAACCCGATGTATGATCTTGCGCTGGACGGCTACGGCCCGCCGCTTGAGCCGCCCGACAACTATTACTTTTTGCCACGCGAACAGGAAGCAGAACAGGAGGATCCCGAAAATGACGAATGAATTGACCGTCCGGGTGGAGCACCCGGAACTGCCCGCGATCCGGTGGAACGAGACCGAGGTGCAGCAGAATCTGACCGAGATGCTGGCCGCCTACACCGGCCGCGTCTACACCCCGGACACCATCAAGGATGCCAAGGCTGACCGCGCCGCCGTGAACAAGCTGGACAAGCAGCTCAGCGATGCCGCCCGCAGCGCCAAGGCTTTTTACATGAAGCCGTTGGAAGAGTTCTTGCAGAGTGCCAAGCAGATGCAGGGCCAGTGCAAGGCTGTCTCCGGTGCCATTGACCAGCAGGTCAAGGCTGTGGAGGAAGCCGAACGGCAGGACAAGGCCGACGCCCTGCGGGCTGTCTATGCCGACTGCATCGGAGAACTGCGGGAGCTTATCCCCTTTGACCGCCTGCTTGTGTCCCAGTGGCTGAACAAGACCTATGATCTGGCAAAGGCCAGCCGGGAGCTGCGCCGGGATGTTGAAACACGGCGGAAAGAGTTGAAAATCATTCAGGACACCTGCGGCGAAGATGCTGAAGCCTGCAAGCTGGAATATCTTCGTGTGCTGGATCTGAACGCCGCACTTGCCGAACACCTGCGCCTGCAGGACAACCGGGAAAAGCTGCGCCGCGCAGAAGCAGAAAGGCAGGCCGCAGAACGTGCCCGCGCAGCCGCACCGGTGATCATCCCTCCCACCGAGGAAGAGCGTCAGCTCAAGGCGGAAGCTGAACAGAGCGCCCAGAGCAACGCCTTTATCACCGCTTCCGGACGGCTGGACTGTGAAGTGCTGCAGCGCTTTGCAGTACCTGCCCCGCCGGAAGCTCCTGCCCGCAAGCAGTATCGTTTCTGGGTGGAGTTCACCCGCGAGGATATCGCATGGTTCAAGCAAGGAGCCGCAGAGCGCGGCTTCCGCTATGGTTCTATCAAATAATTTTGGAGGTACTTACTTATGGCACTTACTCGTCCCGGCGCATCTGCGCCTACTTCGTCTGTTTCCAACGCACAGTCTCTGGCAAACCGTTCCGTCCAGAATTCTAACCGTGCAGGCAGCGCCGCTATGCAGGCCGCATCCCCGTCCGTGCCGGTGGAGATCACCGGTGCTGACGGCCAGCACTTCACTGTGAGTTTTGGAGACGTGCGCAACTTCATCTGTCCAAAGGCCACCGATGCTGAATGCAAAATCTTTCTGGAGACATGCAAGCAGTACCACCTGAACCCCTTCACCAAAGAAGCCTACCTGATCCACTACGATAACAAAAACGACGACACCGCCAGCACCATTGTGCTGGGAAAAAACTGCTACCTGCAGATGGCCGAGCGCCACCCGGCCTACGATGGTTTTGAAGCTGGCGTGATCGTCCTGACCGCAGATGGCCAGCTGCTGAACCGTGAGGGATCTATCGTCTATGATGGAGACGGCGGCGAGACCCTTCTCGGCGGCTGGGCAAAGGTCTACCGCAAGGACCGCACCCGCGCCAGCTATGAGGAAGTCAAGCTCAGCGAGTATGACACCGGCAAATCCCTCTGGAACGGCAAAAAGGCCACCATGATCCGCAAGGTGGCTTTGGTGCACGCCCTGCGTGAAGCGTTCCCGTCCACCTTTGGAGCTTTGTACGATGAGAGCGAGGTGCGTGTGGATGCCGAAAGCACCGCTCGTGAGGTGCCGCCCGAAGATCTGCCGGTGCTGGATCCTTACGCAGGTTCCCACCGTCAACGCAAGACGGCAGGCACCCTGATCCCTGCCCCGGATGCACCCTCTGCAGAGGAAAACGCCGATGATCCGTTTGGCGGTGATGATGCATACTCCATCAGCAAGCTGCTGGATGCCCAGTGGAACAGCGGCGCAGCCGTTTCCCCGCCGGGCGACTGCAACGTGACCTTTGACTTTGACGACAGTATCATCTCCGACCCCAAAGAGCGCAAACAGATGTATTGGGGCTACGTTACCGCAGGCAAGTTCCCGTTCTGGCGGTATCTGGTGGAGTTTGAGGGCTACAGCGAGGACGATGCCAAGGCCATTGCCGCCGAAGCGAATGCCGAGAACCGCAGCCCTGAAGCCCTCACCTTCGGGGGTGCCTGATGCTGCCGCCGTCTTACCTCGACCGTATGCCGGATGCCTTTGTGCAGCTCTGGCAGCAGGTTGAGGATGATATCCTGCGGGACGTGGCTCGGCGCATCGGCAAGATGGACAAAGTGACCGCTACTGCTAACTGGCAGCGGTGGCGCTACCAGCAGACCGAAGCGGTGCGCAGTGATGTTGTGAAGCTGCTGGCCAAGTACACCGGCAAGAGCAAAACGGCCATCCGCAAGCTGCTTTTGCAGGCCGCCACCGAAGCCATGGAGCGGGAAGATGCGATCTATTACCACTACGACATGGAGCCGACCCCCTTTGAAGAGAGCGCCGCCCTGAACAATTTGCTGGATGCCGGTGCGCGGCAGACTTGCGGCACGTGGCAGAACATCACCGCCACCACGGCAAACACCGTCACAGGGGCCTTTGAGCGCACGCTGGACGCCGCATGGCTCAAGGTGAGCACCGGTGCCTTTGACTACAAAACCGCCGTCAAGCAGGCCGTGGACAGCCTTGCAGACGAGATGCCCATGGTCACATACCCCAGCGGCCACAAGGACAGCATCGAGGTAGCCGCACGGCGCGCCATTCTGACCGGCGTGAACCAGACAGCTGGCAAGCTGCAGGTGGCCCGCGCCGACGAGATGGGCGTGGAGTTCTTCGAGACCACCGCCCACGGCGGGGCACGACCTTCCCACGCTGAGTGGCAGGGCAGGCAGTTCCACCGGGGCGGCGCGGTCGATTACAAGGGCAAGCACTACCCGGACTTTGAAGCCGCCACCGGCTACGGCACGGGAGCAGGGCTTTGCGGCTGGAACTGCCGACACCAGTTCTTTGCCTGCTTCCCGGAGCTGGGCGACCCGCCCCAATGGACACAGGAGCAGCTGCGGGAGCTGAACGCCCGGGACATCGAGTGGAACGGCAAAAAGTACACCGCTTACGAGATATCCCAGATGCAGCGTGCCCGGGAGCGGAACGTCCGCCGCTGGAAAAAGCGGTATCTGGCCGAGGATGCCGCCGGGCTGGATACCACCGATGCCGCTGTGCGCCTGAGAGCGGCCCGACAGAGCCTTGCAGAGTTTGCACAGGCCACGGGTGGCCGTGTTGACAGCGCCCGTGTCAGCGTGCCCAAGTTCGGCAGGAGCGAAGCCAGCAGGGCAAGCGCACAGGCACGGAAGGCGGAGCCGCATAAGGTTCAAAGCACACGGGGTAGCGGCGGCGCATCTGGACAGAATGGAAAAACCGTGCGTAAAGTTTTGGGAAAGGTCGATACGACCAACACGAAACAGGTTGACACGCTTAAAAATTCGTTCTGTTCTGGCTATGCAAAATCTGACGTTGAGCATATGATGGTCATTACAAAAGATGGCGAAGTCCATTATATGACCGACAACAATCCCAGAGGGGTTGACTGTTCGTATCTGGGTGGTAAACTGAAAGGCAGTTATAACATTCACACCCATCCACCGAAAACCACGCAATATTCTTTTAGCACAGACGCAGATATCCCCGGCGCATTCGCTGACGGTACTGCTGTCATGGAAGCGGTTGACTACAAATACCGCTATCGTTTTGTTGTACCTGAAAATATCACGTTTGAGCAGTGGGAATCCGTGTGTGAGGAAGTTCGCGAGGAGCGAAATGCCGTAATGGAAAGCAGAGGGTATGGCTTCGATGATTATGAAGAAAATATACAGCATGTCATTATTGACGAAACATGCCGCAGACTTGGCTTGAAGTGTTATCACAGGGAGAAGCGAACATGATTTATACTCTGGAACAGATTGACCAGCTCACAAAGGAAAGCGTCCGGCGTGAAAATGCGCTCATTGCTGAATATCGGCGTACACATACAGTCCCCGGCAGAGGGGTTATTTCTACTCCAGAAATTGATGCCGAGCGTGCAGAGCAAAAGCGTCTGTATGGGGAATACCTCAAAGCTCTTGCCAATAAGGATTAACCACCATCCACCCGGACGGTGGTTTTCTTTTGCCCATTTTTCAGGAGGTACACTATGGTTACTACTGTTCTTATTGTTCTGATGATCCTTGCCCTGCTTGAGATCGTTCTGCCGAACGGTGCCCGGCTGTTCTTCATGATTGCATCCGCCCCTTTCAGCTCTTTTCTGTTACCACAGCAACATTGCCAGCCCAATCCGTTGTTTCAACAATAGCTTTACTCTGCCGCTCCTGTACCGCCAGTACAAGAGCGGCAATTTCTTTGGGTTCGCCGGTGATTTCAATTTTCATCTGCTTCACCCTCTTTCCAGCAGATAGTCAATGGAACAATGAAAAAGCTCTGACATTTTTTCAAGTTTAGACTGTGGGATATTCCCGTGAGCCATCCAGTTGTATACAGTTTTCCGAGTTACGCCAAGGCTCTTAGCGAGATCTTCTACGGTCATTCCTGCCCGGCTGCGCTCGGCATTGATGTTAGGATATGGCACCTTAAACGCTCCTTTCTTTCTTGAATTACTCATTTCGAGTAACTATAATTATAATATACCCATAATGAATAATTGTAAAGAAAAATATTACCCAATTTGAACAATGCTTTTTTGTGCATCTTGCTCGAATTGGGTAATTTGAATTGATTGTGTACTCAAAATGTGTATTATAATATACTTAGAGAGAAAGGAGTCGATGCAAATGAACCGCCTATCTCAGCTCCGACAAGAAAAAGGACTTAACATGAGAGAGGCTGCCCGTCAGTTGGGAATGCCCTACACGACGTATGTGAACTATGAGAAGGGAACCAGAGAACCCAACTCAGAGACACTTATCAGTTTGGCAAAATTTTACGGCACATCTATTGACTATCTTCTTTGCAAATCCGATAGTCCACCGGGCAGGGATATCCCGCCGGGCTTTGAACCGATGCCCAAAATGAAAAAAGTGCCGCTGATTGGAGCCATTGCCTGCGGGGATCCCATTACCGCCATGGAAAACCGTGAAGGCGAAATTGATGTTCCTGAAGATATCAGTTGCGACTTTGCTCTCCGGTGCAAAGGAAATAGCATGATCGGTGCTGGCATTCATGACGGCGATGCAGTCTATATTCGTATTCAGCCGGAGGTAGAGAACGGCCAGATTGCAGCGGTGCGCATCGGTGATGAAGCAACCCTGAAAAGAGTGTACCTCCATACGGATTATATCGAGCTGCGCCCTGAGAACCCGGATTATGAAAGCATCATCCGCCGCCGTGAGGAAATGAACGACGTGCACATTGAGGGTAAAGCCGTGGGGTATACGCACTGGTTTGGTTAACTTTGAACTATCGGAACCGTTCCGATAAAAATAAAAAGGAGTGTCGTGTATGAAAAAGAAAATCGCCTCATTATTATTGACATTGGCGCTGGGCCTTGTTTTAACAGTGCCTGCATTTGCTGCGAACTACAGCAAGTGGACCGCTACAGAATTTTCAGGCCAGACAGATTTCGGGTATTTTTACACCTATGCAGGGCAAGATCAATCAACTTATCCTTATCAAGATGCAAATTACAAATGCTTCTCGGTTGTCTCCGCAGATGGACAGCGTTTCTATGCGGCAATTAAAGATGCCCAGTATGAGTATGCCAAAGCTGCGCTCAATAACCAGCAGATTACACTGAAGGGATTGTATCAACAAACCGCAGGTGATGGTTCTCCTATTATTTTAGCCAGTGAGGTTATCACGACAAACGAAAAGGGCGAAAAAGTGAGCACACTGTTTGGCAATGTTGTGTGGGCAGCTATAGACCACGGCAAAACAATTGCAGAAATTTTCAAAAAGTTCTATGAGGTGTACTCGGATCGCATGATTACTATTGCCGATGACAGTTCCTACCTCATGATCGACACAAACCCGTACGATTATAAAAGTGGGGATTCAAGATTGACTGATACAGGGCTTGACCATATTGAGACTCTTAATAAGACATTGAATTTGCCCGATTGGCTCTATGAAGAAATGCTGAACACACGTGCTCTGGATGGCCGCCAGAAAGAGTCCTTTGATAATGTAACTGTGACTTGGTCTTATCATCCGGATCAAGGCATGGAAGTAATTTACCGTAGCAATCACTGATCATAAATAAAAAAACACCCCCGGTGCTGCAAACACCGAGGGTGTCTTTGTACAAAAAGGAGGTTTTCTCATGCCGAATCGTGTTGGAACAGCCTCATGGGATGAAAAGCGCCAGCTCTGGCGTATCGATGTCACCAATGAGCAGGGAAAGCGAAAATCTTTCACCTCTGCCAAGCCGGGCCGCACAGGGCAGCGCATTGCCAATGCCAAAGCAGACGAATGGCTTGCGTCTGGCGTTGCTGTCCCCTCTTCCAGAGTAGAAGAGCTCTATGTCCAATGGATTCAGGACGTAATGCTCACCACCGACAAAAGCAACTATCTACCCATCCAAAGCCGATGGAAAAATCATGTAAAACCACTGATCGGCCGCAAAAAGGTTTCTTCTCTCACTGAATATGATTTGAAAAATATTGTTGATGTCGCCTATTCCAAAGGACTCTCCAAAAAGACGTTGACAAGTCTTTGCTATGATCTTAAATCATTTTGCAAGTGGATGCGCTTGAAACGCATTTCCACGCTACACCCGGAAGATCTCAAACCACCCGCCGGGGCTCGCAATTCTGTCAAGACAATCCTGCAGCCGAGTGATGTGCTCAAACTGTTCAACATCGATACCACTCTGCTGCGCGGCCGCACGGTAGCGGATGAATATGTCAATGCCTATCGGTTTCAAGTCGTCACCGGCCTGCGACCCGGTGAGATTATCGGTCTGCGGTGGTGTGACATCCACGAAAGCCGCTGTGATGTACGGCGCAGCATCAATATTTACAAAGAGGAAACGCACGGAAAAAATGAAAACGCCGTTCGTTCTTTTGCTCTGACCGATACAGCAAAGGCAGTCCTCAACGCCCAGCGCGAGTTTACCGGTGACTTTGAAAGCGTGTTTTGCATCAAATCAGAAAGCACCTACCGGCATCGTTGGGCACTCTATTGCAGCTCCAATGGCATCAATCCGTGCACTCCCTATGAGCTGCGGCACACCTTCGTTTCCATGATGAAACGTCTTCCAGAAGGTGAGCTCAAACAACTTGTTGGCCATAGCAAAGACATGGACACCTTTGGCGTATACGGTCACGCATTTGGTTCCGATGCCGAAGATACCGCGCAAGCTGTCAACGGTGTCCTGTTTAAGATTTTGAATCCAGAATCTCGCAAATAG